GGCAAGTGGTAAATAGAAAAGTAGTTGGTCCATCTCTGGTGTGTACTCTTCCATAACAGAAGTTATCTGGTAGTTCATAAAGTCCTGTACTCTTGCAGCTTGTTGCTGTACGTCAGGAGTTGCTGCTCCCATAACCTGTGCTTTGACTGGACCTTTTGCTGGTAGTAGTTCTTTGAAAGCTTGTGCTTGGAATTGCGTTACTGCTTCTGATAGTAGTGGATGAGTGACACCTGATGCTCCGGGAAAAGGAGTTTCTCTGTCTTCTATTTTAAAACCAAGTAAGTCTAGTCCTTGAATGTAAGTGTCTTCCCACTCTTGTCTACTAGCTTTATCATCTTCGTAGCCACTAATTAATTCGCTACTCAACATATCTAAATCTTGGTCATCAATAAACTCAGCTAGGTTTGCATCAAAAGGAACTACTGGTTCTTCTGGTATATCGTCTGGAAAGTAATCTACTTCTGCGGAGCCATCTGGAGCAAACTCTACATTTACTTCTTCGTCGCCTGTAAGTGGTGAGTCTATTTCAACAAATTCGTCTGCAACATTTTGTGTCGTTGGGTCTTTGTCGTAAAGTTGAGAAATATTCTCAATATTAGTGGGAGCTTTTATTTCGTCTACCATAATCTAGTAATAACTTTTTATTAATCTTGGTTCACGTTCCTCTAGTTTCTCGTCATTATGGAGACCTATGAAACCACCTTGTCTATATCTTAACAAAGCTTGTGTGGTTGAGTCCACTAAATCATCATGGTCGCCAAATGGAAAAGCAGCACACTCTTCTATCAATTCTTCTGCCCAACGTTCCTCAGGAGCGTACACCATACCTGATTCTAGTATTGGTGATACTGCATTTACTCTAGCAACCTTGTCTTGTCCTCTGCTCGGTGTGTAATTTACGACAGGTATACCCATTTGACGTAGTTCATGTGTAAGTGGCATACCAGATGCCTTGGCTTCTATGATAACTGTGTCTGGTTCCCAGTATTTGTACTGCTTTAATGCCTCTTGTTTAAGTTCTGGGAAGTCCCACCGTCCTTTTTTCACGTCTAATAGCAAAATTGCTGGTGCACTTAGGGCTTCTTCTGGATAAAACACGCACCAAGTAGTGATTGCCGAGTAATCTGCGGTTTCATTCTTAGAAAATGCTGTATCATAGCTTTGAATCACGTATTGCATGTTAGGAATCTGGTCTTTGTCCCATTTTTGCCACCATTCACGCTTTAAAATAGCTCCTTCCTCTGAAGTTGGGTTCTGTAACCATTGTGCTGACCACTTTGAGACAGGTAAAGACGCTTTGATACTCTCTAGTTCTTCAAGACTCCAAAATTCTTTCCATAATGGGTTGCCTGTGTCTGGGAAAATAGCTGGGAACTCTACTACTTCCCACTTATCTGCTTTCGGGTCGCTTTGTGCAGCCAGTAATCTACCTGTTAAGTCCTTGGTCGACCATCTTGTCATCACTACGACAATAGAACCACCAGATTGTAGACGTTGTCTTGGTCCAGAACTGTAATAATCCCAAGCATTGTCCAATGCTTTTGGTGAAAGTGCGTCTTGTTCCGAGTGAATATCATCTAGAACTAGCAAATCTGCACCACGTCCTGTTACTGCACCACCGATACCAGAGTAAAATGCCTCTCCACCTTTGTTGGTTTCCCACCTTCCTGCTGATTTACTATCTTGTTTCAAAGAAACGTCAGGAAAAACCTGTTTGTATTCTTCCGAGTCGATAATATCACGAACTTTTCTACCAAAACGAAAGGCTAGTTCTGCTGTGTGGGTAATTTGCATAAGCTTTAGCTTTGGATTTCTGCCAAGTAACCAGCTAGGAAAGAAAGTAGAAGCAAATTCTGACTTTGTATGCCTTGGTGGCATGTTGACTATTAGTCTTTTTATCTTGCCATTAGCTACATCTTCTAGTTTTTGAGCAAATATCTTGTGGTGTTCACCTTCAATAAAATCAGTCCACATGTGCTTTACATAATGAATGAAGTTGTCTTTACCTTCTCGTTGTAGTGTTTTGGAATCTAGTGCATCTTTTAAAGCAAGAAACTTTTTAGCTGCGTCGGGGTATTGTTCTGCCAGACTTTCTAGGTCTATATCTAAGTCTTTACTCATTTTCTTTGCATTCTACTATATTTTTAGCCCACCAATAAAGCTCGTCTTCTTTTAATGTGTGTTTCATTGTGTTTACTCTAAGACAGACTAGTTGAATGTTTGTTACTAAATAGTCAACATCTGGGTCTATTCTATCAATAGAGACATTTAAATCTCTTCTGCCACTGCCATCTTTATGAAAGGTCATAAACAATCCTGTCAAAGCACATCTACCTTTTTGTACTTCCCATAACTGTAAAACATCTTCTAGTGTTATCTCCCAACCTATCTTTGATTTTTCTTTTTTTATTCTTGCATGTTTGAGCTGACCAAACGAGCGAGTTAAGAAATTTTGTGGAGTTGCACTAGCAGCTTTTCGTCGAACTATGTAACGACAGGATATACATTTCTTGCTTTGAGCTGGGAATGCTTCTAAAGAAAGCTCTTGTTTACAATCCGTACATTTTTTGGAACTAGAAATTTTTCTCTCCATCTGGGACTCCTAGGGCTTATATTACATAAGGGGGGTCCTATATGTAAAGTTTTTGATACCAGAGTTTTTGTGTATATCTTTACTTATATATGTCTGTATATGGATGTTATTCTGTTTGGGGGGGCTCCCCCCTCTGCTACTATCATAATCAAAGCGACAAGCCAACAGTCTCGTTTCCTCGACTTGTTTGACTGTTGGCTTGTCGCTTTGCCCCCCGTTATGCCCCCCAGTTATATAAGAGCAATCCTATATAATAAAATAATCTAAGAAATAGTTGCATTATCTTAATTTATGTGAATGGGATTAGTTAAGATATATTTGCATATATTACATATACCTGTATCATTTACATATTGATTAACAACTAAACGAGGAAATATGAAATTTACTTTTGTTTTAAAACTTGACCAAGGCGGAGAACTCGCTGGGGTTGAGACTAACTTAACCGAGTTAGTTATAAATGGGGTTGTCGTTGTATCCAATGGCAATGTAAATACAACTGCACTTGAAGAAGTCATGGCTCTTAGAGGTATGGACAATCTTCAATTGCCAAATGGAGACTTGAACTAATGTTATTTGAGCAACTTAAAAATGCTATTGATAACTCTTTCGCGGATGATGAAAAACTCATCCGCGTTCAAGGTGTCAGAGATGGCAGAAGCTTTGTTATTTACGAAGCATGGACTTCAGGAGACGAATTTGTTATTTCGGTTGCCGAAGAAGGTAGCCGAGATTATGAAAGAGTTATGTTTCAGGAAGAGGAAAGAAAAAGAAAAGAAAAAGAATGGGAGGAAATAAATGGAGACGTATAAAATAGAAAAAGGTATCCCAATCGAGAGTAAGCAAGGCAAGATTAAATTTACTGCCGAGTGTATGAAGGTTGGCGATAGCGTACTTATGGAAAGTTATCCGAGAGCAGTGTCTTTGGCAAATGCTCTCAGGGCTTTGAATAAACTACCGACTTTTAAAATTCAACCGAATGGCAAAGTCAGGGTTTGGTTTAAGAGGTGGAAGTAATGGTCTATATCAGAGAAGAAGAACTAAGGAATGTAAAGAAGGCTTTGCATTCCTTAAACGAAGAACAACTTAGTCTTTTGCTACATGACTATGCGGCTATGCGAGATATTCAAGATGAGGTTGAAAGAGAAATAACTCCTCTTAAGAATAAAATCCGAAAGCTTCAAGAAAAGGTAGCGAAGAAGAGAAAAGTCCAACAGCAATACAGACGACTGTATTGGAAAAATCATTTAAAGCAATTCCGCCTTAACAATGGAGTAAGGAGTTTTTGGCTTATTGATATGACTAAGTGGGAAGAGTATCGTTTTAGTAATTTAGAAGAAGCTATCAGAAAACTAGCTACAAAGTGGTGGCAAGAAGGTAAGCTAAAAGTTAAGGACTAAATCAAATCAAACAAAGAGGGAAGCTTCGGCTTCCCTTTTTTATGGGATACATGATATAATCGTCAGCATGATGTTGTTGTCAATCATGGAAGGGAGAGCTTCGGCTCTCCTTTTTCACATCTGTCATTTCTCCAGCAGCACACCATCCTGCAGCACGGGACAATCATAATAAAAGCGACGAGCCAACGCCATGTCCATCCACTAACAAAAAGGCGGCGTTGCTGGGCATTGCGTCGTCTCGTCGCTTTTAGCCCCCACAAATCCCCCTTGACATATTATGAGTTATATCCCATAATTTACATATGAATAACACAGTTAGCTTTATGACCTACCAAGATGTCAAAAGGATTAATCAAAAGTCCATTGACGAAGGTAGGAATAGAACGATTACTGATGAGTTCTTTGAGGACTTTCCCGAAGATACTATCTTCCCAGTCACATTCGATATGGTACATAACGATTGTGAAATGAGAGTTAGGTTATCTTATGGCATTGGTAATGTAGTTCTGGATATGGGCTTCGACGATTACGCCGAAGGAGTACAACAACAAAACATAGGAGAGGTGGTGTCATGATTATGAGGAAGTAATTCTCCCAAAAGTCCTGAGGTCCTTTTCATTACCTTAGGCAGAGGGACGACAACAGTGATGTAGTCGTCCCTTTTTTTATCGCCATGATTTCCTCCGTCAGCTTCCAGCCCGTAAATATCATAATAAAAGCGACGAGCCAACACTCGTACCTCGTTCTATCGTGGCTCGTCGCTTTTATCAACCCCTTTTTCCCCTTGACTTTTTTATGGGACCTATGCCATAATTCATTATTGATTAACAAACAACGAGGAAAATATGAAAACAATCAAAGGAAAAACTTTCGAGTTTTGTGATGTAATAGTCGGAAAAACAATTACTGTTGCAGTAGTTAGTTCTGAAGATGATGAATACGGAGATGAAGCTAGAGATATGATTTATCGAGCTATTCCTAATGTTCAAAGTGTTGGATTGCCGTCAGGTAATTACAAGAACGAAATCGAAGGCAATTTTGACGAAAAGATTGAAGACTACAAGCAATACCTTGCAGGTGGTTGCGGTTTTGAACATGTCTTAGTTAAAGACGAAGACGGCGAAGTGAGGGAGGTGTAATGGAAGAACAAGAAGAATACACTCACACAATTTGGATAGAATGTGTGGACCAATATCAAGCAGACTTAGTTCTTAAAGTTTTGAAGGATAATTTAACTCCCGACTACTATGAGAGCTTAAGAAAGGGAATTCATTTTAACGATAATTAGATTAGTCCCAAACTAAAGGGCGACAACAGATAATGTTTGTCGCCCTTTTTTTATGTCCACCGCCTCTTGCTGCACGACCATGCAGCGAAACAAATCATAATATAAGCGACGAGCCAAGTGGCTCGTCGCTTATCCCCTGTCAATCCCCTTGCTTTTTTATAAGATATATGCCATACTTCCTTATCAAATAAATAGGAGAAATATAATGCCCTTATCAAGAAAGTATTATATAAAGTTCGCCGATTTATTTGCTGAACACGACAGAGGTGTTTCTGCAGAGTTTCGAAAAGATTTCGAAAATCTATTGAAGACGGATAACCCCAGATTTAATAGAGAGAGATTTGCAGACCACATCAGTAAAAATTCAGACAAATAAACAACCGAGCTTGTTAATCATAAAGCCCGAATGGTTTCGACTGTTCGGGCTTTTTTGCGTCTGGGCTTGACAACCATCTGGGCTGCATCTTCCTTAAAAAAATCAACAACAAAGCGACAAGCCAACCCCCCGTCAATCCCCCCAATAATTTTTAATCCTTTGACCAACGTCAACAAAAGAAGTACAGAGATACTTGGACGAAAGACCTTCGTCCAAAAGATTTTCTAGCTCGGACGAAGGAACTAGATAGAGCTGAGATTTATTGGAGGTTGATTGGACGAGGGACGAAATCAGGATAAAACACGGCGAGTTTTTACGCTGTAAATGGAAAGCAATTTGATGTGGCGAGATGTTTGGTTTATTACTTTTTATTACTTTCAATTCAACAGTAAAGAGTTGCCCATTTTTAGTTGTGCCTAACAAGTCGGGAACACCCTGAGAAGCCCAAGACTCAAGGCGTAGCCATTGAAATTCTTTAAGATTTTTCTTGACTTGTTGCCAAAAATTACTTTCGCTTTTTGCCATGTAATAAGAAGTATATATTACTGTTAAAAATAAAGTTGCTTTTATGGGATTTATTTGGTATTTTATATCTAATTAACTAACGCTATCAAAGGAGATAATATGACAGCAAGTAAAAGAATAGTACAAGGCATGAATGAATACTGCACAGTAGAATATGAAAGCCGAATAGTGAATAAAAGAGAAGCAGAAGTTTTTCAAGATTGGATTTATGAAAACATGGCTTCCATTTATGAACTAAAACTTAATCACGAAATACACTCAATGACTAACGGAATGTATACGATTAATTGGTGGGGAACTGAGTATGTTGATATACAAGACATACTAAATGGGGAGGCAGAACTATGAGCCACGCATTACAAGGAGAAATAAATTTCATAGTTGAAACAATAGAAGAGCATATTCTTGGAGATAACATTTACATTGAAAATGTAGGTGTTGACGCACGACTTGTCTATGTCAGTAAATTTAATGAATGGATTTTCATGGACTATAAAACCAATAGGTTTATAAATGATTGGGTATTAGAAGATTTATTATCTAAGTTATCTGATGAGATGATAAGGGAATTACATGAAGTTATTTTAAAGGAATACGCACTATGACCATTTCAACAATAACCGAAGCTTTTGAAATTGTGAAAGAAGCAGTTGATAAAGCAGATAACCAAGCATTCTTAGTGGAGTCTAGTTTAGAGTATGAGCAATCATCTCAAAGGAGATACCACGCTTTGAATATAATAAAAAACAGATTAAATATATAAAGGAGAAATTATGTCTGAAAAAACAAACTACATAGAAGTCGAGGAATACTCTCAAGATGCTAGAAAGTTTGAAATAACATCTAAAAATCCGATAGACCTTGACGAATTCAGTCTTGTCGAAGCAATAACTCAAGTTGATATTACTAAAGACGGAGATACTTGCGAGTATCAAACGGAAGACGGCAACACCATAACTGTAAAATTTGTGGGAACTGAGTATGGCGATAACTCAGAAATAGATGTAACTCATATACAGCCGTGGGAATGGGGGAATGAAGAATGAAAAAATATAAATTTGAAATGATAGCTACTGAATGTTTACAAATAGAAGTAGAAGCTGATGATTATAAAAAAGCAGAGGAGATTGCTAGTCAATCTTGTTTTGAAGAAGATTGGGAAACGACAGATTGGTCTGGTGGAGAAATAATTTGCATAAAAATGCCTGAGAATTTGGAGGAAGAAAAACCTACGTATGTCGAAGAATGGACTACTTCTATTGCTATTAAAGACAAGTACGAAAGTATCAAGGGAGATAACGCGGACTATTTTGTACAGGAGGACGAATGAAATTACCCTATGAACAATGGAAAAAACTAGATGAAGCTATGGCACTCTTAGATGAAACTGTTAATGCAGTACCTATGGTAATTAGAATAGAGCCAGAAGCACCAAGTTTAATACAGCTTTCAGCAGAAATGTGGGAGTTGATAGATGAATTAAAACCTGAGGAGAAAACATGAGCATTACAGAAAAAGAGTCAATTATCTGGGCTAGTGGACATTACTTAACAGAACATTTGCCTGAAGAATATGATGAATGGACAAATGAAGAACTTGACAGTCATTTATTAGAATTTGTTTGGCAACCTTTTGAGTACTATTCTGCAGAACAGGTTTGGGAATACATAGAAAATTTAGCTTATGATTTTAGAAACACCATAAACCATAAATTAAAGGAGGACACATGAAATACAAAGCAGGTATGAAAGTTAGATTAGAAGACCAAGTCTTTGAAGTTATTGATGAATGTGATAACTGCAATAAAGGTTGGGAAACTATGCAACGAGATAGTGGTATTGATGTGGAACAAATCTGTCAAGAATGCGACGGCTTAGTGGACGGCAGTACAACGTATCAGTTTCAAAAAGAAGACGGCTACATAATTATAATAGGAGAAGACAATGGCGAAAAAGCAAAAAATAATAATGCTTGAAAAGGTGTATCACACTTACGAAGTTGAGGCAGACACAATAGAAGAAGGAGTCGACAAGCTTGGCGAGAGTATTGGACACACGGGCAGACCTATCAAAGACGGAGTAGAACGACTCAGCACAGAGTTGGAATTTGAATTTTATGATGATAGGTGGTTAGAAATAAAATGAAAACTTATATTCATGTCAATCAGCACAAGATAAGAGCAAATAAAAAACATGGCACGGACGAGCCTGTTATTACTATAAAGAAAGGAAAAACAAATACTTATTGCCATGAAGTTAGAATACTTTCATCTGCAACAGTTAAATACGGTGGCAACGACAAGCCTCTTTTAAGTTGTGGAGCTAGAGTAGTAATAGAAACAGAGGGAGAAGTTGAGGTAGTAAAATGACCAAATCAAAACACAATGGAAAACTTACTCCAGAACATCTGCAAAAAATACGCAACGCTTTGAAGAAAAGAGGTAAATTATGAGATACAAAATAAATGAAAATTCTATAGAAGGTTATGAAGGCGACAAGCTAGTATCACTTCTTTACATAAGTTGTCCTGTATCAAGGAGTAAAATTATTTTACAGTACGAAAAAGAAGGTAGTTTAATCAAATGAAAGAAAGATTTATTCACGTCATTGCAGTTTTTATAGAAGGAGAGTTGAGCTATGTGCAAACTTTTGACAGCATGATTATGGCAGAACGCTTTATCGACAGCTTACCTATAAAATTACAAAACCAAATCGCTGATGTACCTATAACCGACAGCTTGTTTGTTCAAGACAATGGTTATAGACATTTCATAACCGTTCTAAATGACATTGATGGCGACATTGCCATACCTTCTGTTCTCCAATAATTGAAAACCCCACGCTATATATTTGGACATACCAGCGAGTCGCTGGGGATGGTAAGTTGGTATTGGAAAAACGACAAGGCAAACGTGTGGAAAACCTACAAGCCCCAGCTACAAGATGTCGGGATACTTGACAAACTTTCTAAAGAGGACAAGCGACAAGCTCAAAAAGAGATATACGAAGATATTATGGGTCGAGAATATCCGAAGAAGGAGGCTCAACAAGTTGTGCGTTCTCGATTTCTAACATAGGTTTGTAATCTAATACTAGTTCTCTCATTTTCTTTTTAAGTTCTATTTCACTTAACGACTCCAAAGACCCAGTCCTAACTTCTTTTCTTTCTACATACAGTCCTGCTGCACGACCTCTTTGCGTTTCGGCTGCAACAGCAGCCGTGTAGTTACCTTTATCTAAAGCAGCGTCTCGTATTTCAGCAAGTTTCTTAACATGTCTACCAAAGGTTACATTGTATTTTTGGTTTACTTGAGTCTGTAGTTCTTCTATGTATTTACAAACTTCGGGATATTTTTGTGGATTGGTTAGTTCAGAGGCTCGGACCCGAGCAGAAGATTTAGAGTAACCAGCCGACAAGGCACACTCCTCTTTTGTTTTGCTTCCGTCATTCATTACAAATTCTTCAGCAAACTTCTTTTGACTAGCAGTTAGTTGTTTTGCCATGTGGGAATGATACCTTAAAACTAGGCAGTATTGCTACTGCCTAGCATCAATCACCAAAGGAGAAATTTTAGAATCGATTGATACTGTAATTATAAGACTTTTTATATAAAAATCCACATAATTCGCCTCAGGTCTACCTAAGGTCACAGAAATGAGGTCAAAACCCTTTAAGGACAGGGTCTACAGCTTAACCTAAGGTCATAAGGTCATTTTCTTGCAAAATTTTGATAGTTCTTTTGTATTTTTTGTAAATTCTCACCTTAGGAATGAGGTTTTATACTATTTATGTCTATATAGGAAAGGGTTTTTAAGGCTTTTTTACCTCATTTCTACCTAATTTCTGCAGTTTTTTGACCTTAGGTCCTTGGTCCGTGGTCCTTCGTCCCTAAACCTTTGATTTATAATGATAAATTGTAAAAGATTGGTCTTCAACGTTGGTTATTTTGCGAACGGTGCCGTGCGGCTCAGACCTTTTTGTCTTTCTAAAAGCGTCATCAAAAGACAAGCAGTTGTGTACTCGGCGGGTAATAATTTCACCATCAAGCTCTATTTCTGCTTCGTATTCGACATCTAAAAAGTGCACAGGATACCTAGACTTATGATAAGCCAAAAGATTTTGAGGGTCGTTTTTAGCGTAAATGCCTAATTTTGAAACCTTGAGCTGCATTTCTT